ATCGAGTGCTGTGGTCAATAGGCCACGTGCGCTTGATTGAGGACGCCTGGTACGCGTTGATGGGGTGTCAGCTAAGAGTTCGCTGACGCATCCGCGCCTCATCACAAAGCGCTACCCAGGCGGAGCGAAAACCCGGTCATATGTCCATCTGGAGGGGCTATCACCTGACATGGGTCTGGGAATATTTAATGGTGATATTAATACTCTAGAGTGTGCATTATTGGAAAGAATGTACTATTGTAAAATAGACGGTCAGTTTGTGGAACCACCAACGGTAGCACAAACGACATACAAACGATTGAACAAGTTCAGGAATAAGGTTATCAGAAATGTTGGCAGTCCATCCGTGTTAACGCTACAAGAAGTAGTGGATACATATACCGGCCGAAAACGCACCATTTATGAAAACGCATTCAATTCGTTATGTATCAAACCAGTTAATAGAGACGATGCCGTTAGTGTGGCATTTGTCAAGGTAGAGAAAGGGAAACCAGGTAAGGCACCTAGATGTATACAACCCAGAAATCCACGCTACAACATTGTGGTAGGGAAATACATCAAGGCAGCAGAACACAGAATATATAAGGCTATTGCCTCGGTTTTCGGGGATGGTCCAACTGTAATGAAGGGATATAACGTGAATCAGATAGGTCGGATAATTGCGGCAAAATGGAGGTCATTTACAGACCCTGTTGCAATTATGATCGACGCAGTCAAGTTTGACATGCACTGTTCACCGCAATCATTACGTTGGGAACATTCCACATACAACAGAATCTTCAGCTCTCCAGAGTTACGTCGCTTGTTAAAGTGGCAAATAAGTAACAAGGGTAGGGGATACTGTGATGATGGAAAATTGAAGTACGAAGTTGAAGGACGTAGATTTTCGGGCGATATGAACACAGCACTAGGCAACGTAATGATAATGTGTGGCTTGGTGTGGACATATGCCCAGGAACGTGGTGTCCTGATTAAGCTAGTCAACAATGGAGATGATTGTGTGATTTTCTGTGAGAGAGCAGATTTAGCTAAATTCATGCAAGGATTTGACGCATGGTTTAAAGAGTTTGGGTTCAGAATGACGGTTGAGGAAACTGCATTGGAACTGGAACATATTGAATTTTGTCAAATGCACCCCGTATACACCCCCAATGGATATACCATGGTTAGAAACATCCGCACCGCTTTAGCGAAGGACACAATGACAGTACTACCCGTCAACAATGAAGGGTCAGCGAGGGCATGGTTCAAAGCAATAGGCCAGTGTGGTTTGAGCTTAACAAGCGGCATTCCCATGATGCAATCTTTCTATCGCATGTATGATAGGCAAACGAGTAAGAATTCTAATATAAGTAAACATGGTGCTATGCAAACAGGTATGGCAATGTTAGCGCGAAATATGGAACACAAGTATACCGTACCAACAGCAGAAACCCGATATTCTTTTTGGTTGGCATTTGGTTTCACACCGGATGAACAACGGGCATACGAAGGAAAGTTTGACCACTACCTAGTAGATTATGATAGAATTGTGCCGGCTGATTATAACACAGTCACACATTTTGAATTATAATCAACTAACAACAGGAGACCCACTCCAATACAACATAAAATGTCAATACGATATCACGGTAAATATTGTGGACCAGGATGGTCTGCTGGTGAATACCAGCAAAGCGTTAAAAGTGCAGTACCACCAGATGACGAGTTCGATGCAACGTGCAAAGAACATGATGGTGCTTACGCACACCCTGCAAACAGCAAGGCAAGAAGCAAGGCTGATGACAAGTTCTTTAGGGAGAACATTGGTAATGGTCCGAAGAGGACTCTTGCGGCGTTGGCGGTTAAGGCGACGTCCAAGATGATGCGAGCACAGGAAAATAACCCACAAGGTCAAAGATTTCGCAAGGAATCCAAGGCTAAAGGGGCCAAACACCTCCGTGGCGCACAACCATCACCAATCAAGGGTAAATCAGCAGTAAGTAGGGCAAGGGCGCGTCTTAACCAGCGCCACTTGACAACGCAACAAGGCCAGTTGATTAATTCAATCACTAACAACAAATTAATCAAGGTCACCCAACCAACAACGACACAATACACGATGCCAAGAAACAACAAGTATAAGACAAACAACAAGATAAGCAAAGCCGCCGTGGCGGTTAGCAAGACGGTACGAATGAGTAAACCAAAGTTCAAAAGTACGAATGGAGGCACAATGATTTCTCATAGAGAATTCGTTGCACCAGTCTATTCATCAGTGCTTGGGAA